ATGGACAAAGTAAAATTGTTCTTCGATATGTTCTCGCAGCTCCCGTCATGGTTCACAAATCTTTGGATCCTTGTCGTAGCGTCAATTTATGGTATAAAGGGTACACAAATATTTAGAAACGGAGGAAAAAAATAATGGCTAGTAGATATTATAGAGGATTTGAAAAATTATTTAAATTTGGAAAATCAGCAGGAGAAAATACTGGAAAATCAATTAATACAATTGTTGGAGTTCCACCAGCAAAAAATTTAATAAAGAAAAAAGAAGCTTCTGATAAATTAATTAAAGCAAGAGACAAAATTTTAAAAGGAACGTCAGATGAAACTAAACTAGATGTTAAAACTAAAAATCCTTTACATAAATACAAAGAGAAGATTAGAAAAATTGTAGATAAAAAAGCTAATGGTGGTAGAATTGGTAGAAGATTTGGTAGCCCTAATCCTAAAAAAACAAACGTTCAAAAAATAAAAGAAACTTTTGCACCAAAAAAGAAAAACTTATCACCAAAACAAATGAAGATAGCAAAATTAGCTGGTGATCCTAAAAGGATTGATGCAAGAGATTTAGCAAAATTAAGAGGTAGAGGATAATGGCAAAATTGTGTCCTAAAGGTAAAGCCGCAGCGAAGAGAAAATTTAAGGTATATCCGTCCGCATACGCGAACATGTACGCATCAGGAGTATGCTCAGGTAAAATTACACCAGGTGGTAAAAAAGGTAGTCGTAAAAAAGCTATGGGTGGTGGAATGATAGATATGACTAGAATGAAATATCTAAAAGGAGGACAAGTATAATGGCCTCACAACCGATAGTAGATAGAAGCACATCAATAGCTGAAAATGAAAAAAAATTTAGAAAAGGTAAAAAGTTTGAAGAAAAAAAATTTAAAGGCGATGTCTTAAGAGATTTAAAAAATAAAATTAAAGAATTAAATTTTAGAGAGTCAAAAGATAGACCTAAAACAGTAGAGAAAAAACAACTACCAAAAGGAATGAATATAGGTAATTCATTAAAAGATCTAGAAAAAGAGTTTAAAAATAGATTTGATAAAGAAGAAATTAAACCACCTCGACGACCTGGAGAAAAACAAGAAATGCAACCCCTATCAAAAGGTGGAAGAGCAGGATACAAAGCTGGAACAAGAGGTTGTAAGTTAGCTACTAAAGGCAAAGGCAGAGCTTACGGAAAGAACTCATAATGGCTTCAGAAAAAAAAATGACCGGTAAAAAAATCTCTAAGTTAGAGAAACAAGCAAAAGGACAACCATCAGGTGGTGGAGTTCCAATAAACTACGACATAATAGGAAAAAGAATTGAGAAAAAACTTAAAAAATATCGTAATGATCCTAAAATGCAGTTTAAACAAAAACAGCAAGATGTTGAGTTAGCTGAAGATAGAGCATTAAAAGAAGTAGCTAGCGATATGGGAGCATCTATTAAAGGATTTACTCCTTTTAAATCAGGTGGAAGAGCTGGATATAAAATGGGTAGTAAATGTAAGTTGGCTGTAAAGGGCAAAGGAAGAGCTTACGGAAAGAACTCATAATGAGAACTTACTATTCAAAAGGTGGTGGACTCAGAGAATGGGTTAAACAAAACTGGGTAGACATAGCAAATAAAAAATCAGATGGTTCGTATCCTAAATGCGGAAGAAGTGGTAAAGAGAAAAGAAAAAATTATCCTAAATGTGTACCGATTGCAAAAGCAAGAGCAATGAGTAGAGGACAACGTGCGGGTGCCGTAGCAAGAAAACAAGCTAAATCAAATACAGGTCCTACACCTAGTAGAGCTGCAACATTTGCAAAGAAAAAGAAGACGGCATAATGAGAAGACAAGATAAAATGCCAGCAAGAAATAAAAAAAATTTCAGACCTACAAAGTCTGGAGCAGGTATG